CCTACCGGTTGGCTTGATGAGTCAACAGAGCCATATAAAGTTGTTGATTCAACGCCCCCAGAATTGGTTGCGGTGCGCCGCGTTCGATTCCACGCAAATGCCGGTATTTTAGGTTGGTCTGTGGAAATGCAGGAGGAAGACGCCCCACCCCTCTTTTTTCGCAAAGAGTGGTTTCAAAGGCGACATCTAAGTCCCGAACAGTTACTTGGGGTCAAAGTTCGAGGTTCCAGCATGGAGCCCGGGCTTTTCGACGGCGATACGGTGGTGGTCAATCGCGCTGAAAACAGGGCAATAAATGGACAAGTGTTTGCGGTCAATTACGAGGGCGAGTGCGTCATCAAACGCCTTAAACGGGATGCCGGGGAGTGGTGGCTAACAAGCGATAACGCAGACAAATCCCGGTATCCAGACCAGCGCGTGGGCGATGGCGTCAGCCTCATTGGGCGCGTGATTTACAAAAGTTCGGAGCGGGTCTAGAAGAATTTACCGTTCGGTGTTGTAACGGGAATTACCTTTTGGTACATTCTCGTTATGGACATTTACGACCTTTTAGTGCTTTTTCTACTGGTTTGTAGCGTTGTTTCCGGCGCCTCCCTGGTTGCCCTGGCAGTTTCGGTTGGGTTGGCAGCGGTTAAAAGACTGGGCCGAAGGCACCCAAAAGCGGAATTATTGCCGCCGCCAAATGTTCGATCGAGTCGATATCGCGCGTGGAGGGTTCCTGAGTGAACGCCATGCCGGATCAGCGAAGCATCGGCTGGGTTCAGCAAAGGCTCGGACTTTGCACGGCGAGCCGGTTCGCGGATGTCGTCGCGAAGAAGAAAGACGGAAAGCCGACCGCCGAGCGTCAGAAATACCTCGATCAATTGGTTAGCGAAAGACTAACCGGATTAGCCACCCCGCACTTTGTTACCGCTGCAATGAATTGGGGCATAGAAAACGAGGCGGCGGCAAAAGTCGAATTCGAATGGAAAACAGAAATGCCCGTCATTGAAACGGGCTTCCATCAGCACCCGTCCATTTTGGCGGGAGCATCGCCGGATGGGTTGATTGGTCGAGACGCCCAGACTGGCGGTGTTCTGGAATGTAAGTGCCCTACCTCAGAAACTCATTACAGAACGCTTCGCGACGGAATGCCGGAAGAACATAAAGCCCAAATCCAAGGACAATTATGGATTACAAATCGAAAGTTTGCGTATTTCGTCTCTTACGACCCAAGATTTCAAGACAAAAAATTGCAAATTTACGTTGAGCGAATTGAGCGAGATGACGCTTACATATCGGCGCTTGACGCGGAAGTTAGAAAATTTTTGATGGAAGTCGAACAATCCATCGCATTTGTACGGGAGAAAGCAAATGGGTAATTCATTAGCACAAGCCATTCCTGTTGGTGACATTGAACGCATGGCCGTTGCCATCGCGAAAAGCGGTTTTTTTGGAGTTAAAACGCCAGAACAAGCGGTTGCGCTTATGCTGGTGGCGCAATCCGAAGGTCTGCATCCCGCGCAAGCGGCACGCGACTATGTAGTGATTCAAGGGCGCCCGAGCCTTCGCGCCGATGCGATGTTGGCGCGGTTTCAGTTAGCGGGAGGCAAGGTCGAATGGATTGACCACTCGGACACCAAAGTCGCGGGCCGATTTACGCATCCGCAAGGCGGGTCGGTCGTTATTGACTGGACGCTCGAACGCGCTCGCAACGCCAATCTGACAAATAAAGAAACATGGCGTGCATACCCAAGGCAGATGCTCCGAGCGCGAGTGATTAGCGAAGGCGTCCGTGCCGTGTTTCCCGGTGTCGTTGTGGGAACTTACTCGGTCGAAGAAGTGCAAGACATGGCGAACGAACCGCCGCGCACCGTCATCGCTGCCGAGCCGACACTCGTTGATCCCGTTGCGCGGGTCAGGGAGGCGCCAGACATGGATTTACTAAAACTTGCCTATACGGACGGCATCAGGGCCGCAAAGCAAGTTAAAAACTCAGCGTTACAAACCGCACTCACGGAAGCAAAAGATGCTCGAAAAGCGGAATTGGAAGCCGTTGCGATTGAGGTTGACGAATGACCGAAAATCCTTTGCTGGAAGCATTGGTTGGTCTTGTGGCGCAGTTCAAAAATATTTCGTTAACGCGCCAAGCCATTCGCACAGCATATGCGCTTGGTCGCTTTGATATGAGTTTAGAAATTGCGAAAAACGAAATTCTGGGTGAGAAAAAAATCTTGCCAGAATCTCGTAGGTTGCCAAATTGACATCCGCTCGAGGCGCGCGAGTACCTCTGCTATACGGTCTGCGGCACCGTCGCGTCGGCCGCTTTTTTTTGCGTTCACTAGCACGATTGAAGCGTTGGTGGTGGTGGTTGTGGACAGGGCATCGATCGAAGGGTCGAGTTAGGGCTATTCTGGAATCGGAGGTTCGCCGATTCGGGGGGACAATACGTTGGGATCAGTCAAATGATTGACAGATTAAGCCCCGCCGGAAGTTGGGAGCGCGAATGGGATGCTAGAAGCCATACCGCAAGCGAGTACCGCGACGAAATCGCCGGTATGCGGCAGAGAATTCAAGAATATTTGGCTGAGATCGCTGCGCTAAAAGCAGAAAACGCCGAACTGCGAGCGCGTGAATGCGCTTGGGTGAGAGAACCGTAATCTGAATTACAACGCCTGAAATTTTATGATCTCAAACGAGAACAAAAGTTGGTGGGTAAGAGCAGGGGCCGCTGCCGAAAGTTCTTTTGCCGGCCCTGTTTTCGGATCAGGTTGCGCGGTGATAGCAAATCCAGCGAAATTCGAGAACCCGTATTCGCATGATTTATTTATGATGATTCCCGCCGATCTTAAAACTGTCCGCACCCAATTTAGAACGGCTGATCGCTACGGGATTTCGCCAAGAACTGCAATTACTATAAACAAGAAAGACATAGAGCGTTACGAGCGGTTGTATCCACACATTGTCATTATTTTTGATATTGACATCCCTGAATTCAAAAGTACCCGTTACGCTGCGCTGAGAGAAGTTAGGAAAGCAATCAACGCCGGGATGGCAAAACTCCACGTTTATCAACACCGCGTTGGCGATGTAATGGGAAACGTGTTGGATGCAACTTGGTTCCCAGAAATTGGAGAAAAACACTAATGGAAGCGGTTTTTTATAACCAAATGTCCGTCAAGGGCTTGGTGACTTACATACGAAATTTGCCTGATCCTGGGGATTTGGCTATTGCTGCCGCCAATAAATTGGAGGTATTGGATCAAGCCTTGGGGAAAAGCACCGTGGAATTGGAATTGGCTTTGGAAAAAATTAGACGGCTTGAAGTTATGGCGCGTGAATTAAAACACTATGCCGAATTAGTAGAAGGCCAAAGCGCCAAACTTAGAATTGTTGATGAGGAATAATCGTGTTTTTGACGGAAGCCGAAGTCAAATTGTTGACGGGTAAGATTAGACCGGCCTATCAAGCCCGCGAACTCACTAGGATGGGCATTGCCTTCATCCAACCGGGAAGCCGTGGTCGGTCTCCAGTTGTGTTACGGTCGGCAATCGAGCGGTTTTTACCGGCCAACAAACCGGCCATCGAACCCGAACTCAGAATCCCGAAATGACCCGCCAACGCAAAAAAGATCGGCATTTGCCCGCTTGCGTCTATCAAAAGCACGGCGCGTTCTGGTATGTCCGAAATGGTCGCTGGATTCGCCTCGGATCAAATCTGACGGAAGCGCTGACCGAATACGCTCGACTGCAAGAAACGCCTACGGGCGGCATGGCGAAGTTGATAGACGATGCGCTCAAGGAGATGTGGCCGAAACTGAAACCAAACACGCGCAAAGGCTACGAAGCAGCAGCAAAGAAGTTGCGGGAAATGCTCGCTGATTTTTCACCCGAACAAGTGAAACCGAAGCACATTGCCGGGATTAAGGTTGCGCTTAAAGACACGCCGAACATGGCAAATCGAGTGCTCTCGGTTTTGCGCTCAGTCTTTGCGCTGGCCGTCGAATGGCAGATTGTTGAATCGAACCCGTGCGTCGGTATTCGGCGGCACGTTGAAGCGAAGCGCGACCGTTTCTTGACCGACCAGGAGGTCGAAGCCATCAAGCGTGCGGGTTCCGCCCGCCTCGGGTGTCTGATTGATTTGCTTTACCTCACAGGGCAGCGGGTTGGGGATGTGCTGGCGATCCGGCTGGCCGATCTCGGCCCCGAGGGAATTTCGTTCCGGCAAGCGAAGACTGGAACGAAGTTGCTGGTCGCGTGGACGCCAGACCTTCGGGATGCGGTAGATCGCGCCAAGGCGCTCGGAGGGGACATCCGGCACTTGACCCTATTCCACACTCGCCGTGGCGGGATTCCGGCCTATAAGACCGTGCAGGACGAGTGGACGGCGGCTTGCGATAAGGCAGGGGTCGAGAATGCACATATTCACGATCTGCGGGCCAAGAGCCTCACGCACGCCCGTCGGCAAGGGCTGGACGCCACCGCGCTCGCAGGACACGCCTCGAAGGCGATGACAGAGCGTTACATTCGCCAGCGCGAGACGCCCGTGGTGGTTGGCCCAGCGCTGCCCAAGGCTGGCAAATAGGTGCCTAGTTTGAGCAGCAGTTTCGGTTACGCTGCGCCGTCTTTTTAGACAGTTTCGATTCTTTTTAGACAGTTCGACGCTAAGTCATTGATTTATGAGCGCTTCCGACCATACGCCCGTCATGCAGCAGTATGTCTAAAAGTGATCGAAAATGCCTGTTTTTATAGGCTTTTCGCGATTTACTGTCTAAAAAGAAGCGTGTCGAAACGCCGAGATAACTGCTTGTTTTTATAGATCGTTGATTTTCTTTTTAGACAAGTTTTCGATCTCATTTCTCGGGTCTCGACCCGTGATCCATGTCAAATACCAAATGGCTTTCTGAGCGTCTTGGGCGGGCGCGTCCTTGCGCCCTAATCTCCAGACGTAGGCAAGCGCCGAGGCTCTGCAATAGCCTCTGAATTCCTCTGGCGTGAGCGCCGAGCGGATGGCGTCGATGCACTCGATGTCGCCTTGCTTGTAATGATTCGGATTGATGGCGTCGGTCATATCCGCTCGCCTCGAAACCAGACCGACCCTCGGTCTACCACGGCAAGTTCTGGCGGAAGAAGAATGCCGTCTCGGTAGGTCAGCACGGCGAAGCCGCTCGTCCAGTTGGACGGCCCCGCCTCTGTGTAGTTGAACTGAGACCCCGACGGCTCGGCGAGCGTTCCGGCGTCCACCCCGTATCGTCGGCCCCGGTAGTCAGTCCAAGGTGTCACGGACAACTTGTGAAGGTGTCCGTGGACGTAATGTGTACCCGCTCTTAGCGTTGAGTTGTAACCCGAATGAATCCCGCCCGTGACTGGCCGGTGACGGATCGTCGTCCAGCCCTCGGAATCGGAATTAACGTGCAGCGCCCATCCCGCCTCCCAGCGCGGGAGATAATCAAGCAGGGTCATGCCGGTCATTTCCTCAAACTCACCGACGCGGCCAGATAGGTAGTTCTCAAACCGGGCGTCGTGGTTGCCAATCGTGCGAACCAGCGTCGCGCCGTTCCCTGCTCGCTCGATCTCGGCGCACCGATCTTGAACCGCCGCGACCTCATCTCGCAGTTCCGGTGTCTTCTCCCACATTATTCGAGCGTGGCGACTGATCC